GAGGAATAATTACCATGACCAAAGAAGAACACAAAAACGCGATCGTTACGCAACTCCAACAGCAGTCACTCAATCTGCTGGTGGACTCCCTCGCGGCTGCGCTGGCTGAGATTGAAACGCTCAAGGCCGCTGCCGCTGACAAGCCCGCGCCGTGAACCTACAACGCTCACTCCTCCTTGCGGTGCTCGCGCTCGGCCTAGTGGTCGTGCTCGGGCTTGCGCTGCGGAGTGAGCGGGTGCTCACGGCGGGGTTGCCGCTGCGGATCGTAGTGGCCTCAGAGACCGAGGCTTGGAAGCTGGCAGGCCCAAGTGCCGTGGTCGTCCTTGGGACAGGCTCGATGGCACCGTACATCCCTGCCGCGCCCGCTGGGGCTGACCCGCTGCGAACGGTGTCTGCTCTGGTTGTGCTCGTCCCAGGTGCAAGCTACACCGACATCAAGGCTGGTGCGCTGTGCATCTACGTCCCCCGCTGGGCTGGGCGCAACGTCATGCACCAAGCCGCGCAGATCGACGGCAAGGGGTGGATTATGACGGGGCTGGGGAACAAGGACTACGAAACCAAGGAGCGGGTCACGGCATCCAACTTTGTGGGCATCGTAGCCCGCACCTACGTCTGGGGGAAGTAACATGAGCCTCACCGACATCCTTTTTAACGCAGCTTCTGGGGGTGTCGTCGGTTCGCTGCTCCACCTCGGGACAAGTTTCTTCGAGACGTGGCGCAAGAAGAAGGACGCCGAGGTGGAAATCATGCTGCTCAACGCGAAGCTCGCAGCAGCGGAGAAAGAGGCAGCGTGGAACGCCTTCACCGCATCCCAGAAGGACTCCAACGCAACCCTCGTCATCCCCGCTGGTACGTGGCCGTGGGTCGGCTCCATCTACGTCCTTGTGGATGCTTTCCGCCAGCTCACGCGACCCGGCCTGACGTGGGCTGGGTTCATTTTTCTGACATCCGTTTACTTTTCCGCATCCCCTGAGGTCCGCGCCACGATGTCACCGGAGATCCAATTCGGCGCATGGACGCTCGTGTTCTGGTGGGTGGGCGCAAGGTACGTAAAAACCAAATGACACCCGACAACATTCGCGCTACCCTCACTGCCGCCACGCCAGCCGTCGCGATGTTGAGTCTATCACAGATCAATGAGGTCGCGGGGCTTGTAGGCACGCTCCTCGGCATCGCCTTCCTCCTCTGGCGGTGGCACAAGCAATGGAAGGCCGGACACGAAAAAAACCCCGACGAGTAATTGGCACCCCCTGAAAGTCATGAAGAATTTAGCCATCATTCTCCGAGCGTCTCAACTCTACGCGCACCAAGCCCACAATATGGCTACGGGCTGCACGTTTTTCCAAGACCATAAAGCGTTCGCCAAATTGTATGAGGCGTACGAGAGCGCCTACGATTCTGTCGTAGAGAGGATGATCGGTTTAACTGGAGATTGCGACATTACCTCCATCACCCGAGGAGCGTGCGATATCGTAGAGAAGAGCAAATTCAAAGATTCTCGGGGTGCATTCGCCGTCCTATTGGCCACCGAGAAAAGCATCTGCGACGTCTGCACCACCGAGAACAAGAAGGCATCGCTGGGCACTCAAAACCTGTTGCAGGGAATCGCCGACGGATCGGAAATGCGTCAGTATCAGATTCAGCAACGTCTCAAGGACAATTAACCATCTTGCGGTAGTTGAGCATGACGTCAGCCATCTCCCGTTGGTCGTCACCACGTTCGCGCAGCGTTTCGACGATGGCCTCGTCAATGGTGCCCGAGCAGAGTATGCGATAGATCAGTGGGTCTTTGTCCTGACCCTTGCGGGCCACGCGAGCGTTGAACTGGTCGTAGAGTTCTCGCGACCATGTTGGACTGTACCAGACCACCGTGCGTCCACCTTGTTGCAGGTTGAGCCCGTGCCCCAGTGAGCGGGGGTCGGCCACAAGGGTGCGAATGGTGCCCGAGTTCCAAGCCTGCTCGATGTCGCCCTTGAACTTCGATGCGTCGACGGGCCACAGCCCCGCCTTGTCCAGTGCAGCGCAGATCCGATCCCGTTCGTGGATGTAATTGCACGCCACCAACGTTGGCTCGTTCAACTTCTTCAAGAGATCGATCAGAGCGTCGATCTTGGCACTGTGAATAGGAAGCGATGTTCGATCTTCGGAATACAGGTTTCCACCACATAGCTGATGGAGCTTTCCCGCCAGAACGGCTGCGTTTTTAGCCGTCACGACGTCATTCGCGGTGAGAGTAAGGAAATCCTTTTCAAGCTCGTCGTACGCGGTTTGGGCGGCAGGCGGCAAGGTCACCTCAATGTCCTCTAAGACCGTGTCCGCGATGTTGAGGTAGTCGGAACTGCGAAGGGTTACGGTGATGTCCGAGATGCGCTGGTAGATGCGATCTTTGGAGCCAGCTTTGGCCACCCAGTTGTAGCGCATGTAGTCGGTCGGGTAAAAGTAGCAGTCTCGGTAGCCTGAGAACGTCCGGCCAAGGCGAACACCGTCGTCGATCAGCCGCACTTGGGCGAAAAGCTCTAGCATCGAGTTGGGGCGGGGCGTCCCCGTTAACCCCCATCGACGATGGTGCTTCATCAGGCCAGCAATCGCCTTGATCCGCTTGCTCTTGGGGTTCTTGGCTTTGGTGATCTCGTCGAACACCACCACGTCGCAGAACTTGAGGTCGGTGAGTTGCTGCAACCGCTCGTAATTGATGAGGTATACCTGCGCTTTACCCGAGGGCTTTTTTCCCGCCAGAATCTCAACTTTCATCCACTTGAACTGGTCCCATTTTGCAATTTCGTTCGGCCATGCAATCCGAGCCACCCTGATGGGGGCCACGACCAGTACGGATCGAATCGACCCAGCCATGAACAGCTCGTTCAGGGCTGACAAGGTGGCAGCAGTCTTGCCCATGCCTAGACCGATATTGGAATAGGCTCGATCGTTTTGCAGGAAGAAGTCCCGCGCAACTATTTGGTAAGGTTCAGGAGTAAAATGCATTTTCGTACGTGTGATCGTTTCGGCTCAAACAGTCGTTCGGCAGGCCAGTGCCGTGCCCGCATTTTTAAACATCCGTAAGGTATCCCAAAAGCCTCTGATGCTTCGATCAACAGCATGCGACCCTTGGGAGTGTCGACCACTCGATTCGACCTACGGTTTCGCTGTTGTTGCTCCGGGGTTGCCCACCGGCAATTATCTTTTGAGTAGCCCTTAGTTCCGTCTACCCGGTCAAGTTGTAAGGTGTCTGAATACCCTCGTTTCATGTCCTCCCAAAAGTTTTTGAAGTGAGCCCAACGCTCGCAAACTTTTATGCCTGATGCCCCATAAGCGGCGTAGTCCGCATTGTTCGGATTATTGCATCGTGTACGCATGCCGGTCCAAATGCGCCAAACTCTGGTGCCTTTTAGCCCGGTGCTAACTGCCCGTCTACGGGCGTTTATGCGGGCCATTGCGGCTACACGTTTTAATGATTTCACGACGTGACCTGAAACAGGAGAATGATGGAACTGGCGGTGTCGTAGTTATCGGCCCAATCGGCTTTGCAACCCGCGTCGCGCAGCCGATTGATCTCGTGCATCTGAAGTCGGGTGGGCTTTTGTCCCCGCCGTTTAAGCTCCAAGAACAGTACCGAACCGTTGCTGATAATGATGCGGTCGGGAACGCCCCGATTGGACGGCGATGAAAATTTGTAGGTAGTTAATCCATACAATTTACACAGCTTTACCACCTTGGATTCAATTTGAGCTTCCAACATCGGGAGTGTGTTGTTCGGCGGTTTCAAAGACCTCTAGTCCGGTGGGTTTAGGTTGAAGCGTAAACCGTTTGGACAGGTACTTCTGGGCTTTTTCCAGAGCTTGTTCAGGAGTCTCGGCTTTGATTTCGACGGCTCCGATAATGCTGGCTGCGATGTAGTATTTTTTCATGTAATAGCTTTTGTGATACGACTAAGGTATTTCTGACGTTCGAGCTTGGCCAATCGGCCAAGCAGTCGAGAAAGAATGGCGCGGCGCTGGCCCCCCATGAGCTCAAGGACGACCATGCGGCGAAGGTCGGGCGCGTTGAGTCCTACAAGGAAGATCTCGTTGAGTTTGTTCCACCCTGTGAGGTGGGGTTTCAGGCTGGCTGCGTCTTTTTCCAAGATCTCCACGGGGGAGTCGAAAATTTGATATTTCAGAGGTATGCGTATCATTTTGAGTAGTACGGTGCGATTTTTGTTTCAACTTTAAGTGGTAGCCCGTGCGCCCACGATGGGAGAGTAGCGAGAGCGTCAGAAAAACCTTCGGCAGTTTGTCCCGATAGTTTAAGAGCAAGACCTTGGTCGTGGATCAGTGCGAACGGCAGCATCCACCTCGACTCGGCCATGCGAGAGCCATGCGCCATGATGTCGGCGGCGATGGCTTGGCAGATGTTCTCGAACAGCTTTGCGCCATAGATGTTGATCCGGCCCCACAGAGTGGAGAGAGGTATCTGGCCCCAGTACGTTACCCTCGTCCCGAACTGTGGATCATCCTCAATCATGGGGTGTGGATAGGCCAACGAACGCCCAGACGGTAGTTTGATGAACAAGTAGGGAATACCTGCGGCAGCGTGACCGTAGACCGTGACGCCCGGTCCCCAACTGCGAACCGATCCCGCAACCTGAATTGCATCTCGAATTGCCCGATCAAGCACCTTCCACGTATAAACAATCCTTGGGTGCCTGTCGCGGAATGTGTCCTTGGCCAACTCCGCCACCCCCATCGAAATGTTGATGCCGTACTGATCGCGGCAAGAGGACTGAAACTTTTCAGCCCCCATGCCGTAGCCCAGCCCAAGGATCGCCCGCTTCCCGACTTCCCGCTCGTCTGACGTTACGAGCCGGATTGGTTTATCGTAGATATACGCCGCCATCGTCTTGTAGCGGTCCACTCCGTTGCGGTACTCCTTCAAGGCGTCTTCCTCTTTCGCTACCCAGCACGCGATGCGGGCTTCGATGGCGTTGTAGTCGCCGTCCAAAAGCTCGGAACCGGGGGCGTGGACGAAATGACGGATGCACGACGCCAAGATCTCAATCGGCTCGCCGTAGACCGCTCGCAGCCCTTCGATGGTCCCCCCATTCGCGATGTACTTGTAGGCAGCGTGCGTGATCGGGCGCATCTCGGGGGTCGCCTTCTTGGCGTTGTGCAACTGCGGACCACCCGCCGACCAACGTCCGGTGCCCGCGCCATAAAACTTGAACACTCCGTGCAACCTGTCGTCAGGACATACCCAGTCCAGCATCGTGGTGATCTTCTTGGTCGCGGCGTAGGAGAGTTGGCAATACAGCTCAACGGCGCGGGATGCCTCTGCCGATCCAAGCATTTTCAGGCTCGTCGCAGCCTCCATGAGTGTCTCTGCCTGCATGTTGGGCAGGTCCACACCCCGAGCAGCCAGCCAATCCTTTACCTTGGACCGTTGAGTGATGTTGAGCTTCGTGAGCTGGCGGAACTCTGCGCCCGCCGTCGCCTCCACGACGTCGAGCATCTTCTGGGCATTGCGAAGGGCAGGCACGTTGACCGGAATGCCGGTGTCGTTCATGCGGATCGTGAACTGAAACGTCTCAAGGTTGACGCCCTTCAGGCTGAAATGCTCCTTGAGCAGTTCGTGGATCTGCATCTCGGACCTGACATCCTGTTTGCAGTAGTCGCAGAACTGACGCCACTTTTCTTGGTGATCGCGGGGCTCGTTGAAGGTGCCGTCCTCCTGTGGGATCGAGAAAAACTTAATGAGGTCTTTGCCCTTCTTGTCCTTCTTGCTGTCGATGTTCAGTGCGTCTCCGCACTTCTCCAGTGAGTCGGGCAGGGCGGCGATGCGGGCCATAGCGGCAGTGCAACGCCACTGCGTGAGTTGGATGGAAACCTCGAACTGGGTGCGGTCGAGCAGCTCACGCTCGAAGTCGGCGTTGTGCGCGTGGACCTCGTCTGCTTGGCGCAGCAACGCCAACGCCTCGGGGTCTGAATCGACGCCAGCATCTCGGAACTTCGGATTGATCCACAGGTAAATCTCAGACCCATCGCTGACTGCAGCCATGAAGATATCGGTCGAGGGGTCAGCAGCGTACCGTGCCGCACCCACACTGGGTAGGTCGGCTCGGCTGCGGGTCTCGATGTCTAGGAATGCGTGCATGTAAATTGGTGGGCCACCACTACGCAGGTTGCCCAGTCTCGTGTTCCTCAGTCCTTGGTAGCGCCGTCTTCGCAGGGATCTGCGGGGACGGGAATTTGCATGATCTCGCACATCTCGGACTCAGAGATGTCGAACAGTCGGAGGATCTCCTCCACTGGCAGATGCTCCTTAACCAGACCTGTTGCCACAGGATCGGCCCGAAGCAGCTCGGCAATTGCCGCCGAGCTCTTCAGCACGCAGGGCCGGTTTGGGTTAAACGGGGGATTCATCTTCGTCCTCGATGTTGGTGAACAGTTTGTTCACGTCGACCTCACCCTCGCCAAACGGCTTGCCGTCCTTGAAGAACTGCACAGCGCGGAGCTTCGCGTTGATGCGCTTGCCGTACTGGTTGTCCTGACCCCAGAGCTGGATCACGGCATTGACGTGGCATCCAGCGTAGGGCTTGCCGTCCTCCTCGGTGAGGGGCGACATATCGCGGCCAATGACTTGAGGGCGCTTCTCACTGCGACATCCGATGAACATGACGCCATCGCCATAGCCGTCGGTGTCAGGCTTCTCTTCACCATCGCGGAGGCAGACCTTGGCCGGGCGTTTGCCCTTAAAGACCTCGCGGACGATGTCGTTGATCGCCGCATTCACTGCGGCGATTTCCTTGGCGTTGATTTTCTTGTCGAGGATGAAGGTCGCGGAGTACGCGCCCTTGGCATCGGTAGGTGCGAATTTCTTCTCCCGAAAAAGGGATGGGAACGAGAGGCGCACGTTGTTGAGTTTGATGTTTTGATTTTCCATGTTAGATGACGTCGATGTTTTCTAGCGGGTTAGCGAGTTGAAGCGCCGGACGATTGTCCGACTCCGGTACAAGCGTTGGTTTCCCTTCCGGCTTTGTGATGAGGGACTGAAAGCGCGATTCAAACCGCGCCGACAGCTCCTTTCCTTTGAGAGCTTCTTCCGCCTTGTGGGGCGAAATGAGGTCTGCTCTCGGCCTCGTAATATCTAGTGTCAGGTGATTGCTCAGAAGAGTCTGAGCGGCTTCTGGGTCGGACCACTGGCGATTGCTCTTACCCTCAACGAGCTTGAAGCCTTGCGGCTCTTTGCCCGCCATCAGGTCGGCGACCTCTTGGTCTTCGACCGCTTCCAGCCAGTCGCGCAGCACCTTCTTTGCCCCCAGTACTTTGACCCGCTGGTCGCGAGTAAGGGCACCGGGATCTGGGAGGGTGATGATGCGTGCCTCTTCTGGAAGAGCCATGAGCCCCTGCGTGGCGTAAGCCGAGCAGATGCCTTTGGCTGGACAGAATCGGCACGCCTTGTCGCAAGGGCCGAACGCCCCTGCTCCCCCCAGTGCCTGACGCGCCTTCGCGCCAAGCTCCATCGTGAACACTGACAATTGTTGGCGAGTCAGGGTCCACGTCCTGACAGGTTCTGGGTTGTTCCGGTCTCTCGGTTGGTAGATCGAGAGATGTATCGGAAGATCGTGTGGTATGTCCGAGATCTGCTCCCACTGGCGGATCAAGGACTCGGCATAGATCGCGATCTGTTCGTTCTCCTCGGCCTCAACACTCACGCCGACACCATACTTGAGGTCGTCGATGTAAATGCCGTCGGTCCTCATGGTGGCAGCGTCCACCATGCCGTTGCGCTCGGGGAGATAGAACAGGGGGATCTTTTTCTCCACGTAGCGCCGAGATTTCGGTGCTTCGTGGGAGCGGACAAAGGCCACGTAGCCGTTGACGTATTGCAGCATGATGTCGTCGATCCCCTCGGGAACAGGTTTCCCAGTGAGGATCATCGCCGCTACGTCGTGAGCTTTGGTGCCTTCGTCCGCGAAGAAACTGGACTCGTCTGGCAGCTCTGACGCGTGGTCGATAATGAACTGCGGTGAGGCAGTGCATCGAGACCAGCGGTGAGCTGAGGACGGTCCTACGTCGATTCGCGTGCGTTTAGCCATTGAGGAGAGCGGTCAGGTCAGCGTGAAGGTCGGCAAACTTATCTTCGGTGGCTTCACCAATCTTGCGGAGACCGTATTTCTTGTTGATGCCGATGACCCCACTGAGCTTGTCGTTGTCGAGGCAGCTCTGAGCGACTTCGCGAATGTCTTGAAGCGTGAGCTTCTTGACGGGCTTGGGCTCCTCGACCTTGGCGGGCTCTTCGACCTTGGCGGGCTCTTCGACCTTGGCGGGCTTGGGCTCTTCGACCTTGGCGGGATCTTCGGTCTTAGGGGCTTTGACCTTGGCTGCTTTGACTGGACGGTCGGCCTCAACGGGTGGGATGTTGTACTGGTTATAGATAGCCTTAGTGAGGGCTTCGACTGCTGCGGTGAGGGCTGCGATTTTTTCTTCTAGCATTTGGATGTTGGTTGATGTTTTTAGATGACGTCCCGCTCCACCGGAGTGGCGTAGCAGGGCGAAAGGTTGGGCCACTCAAGGATGATCTGGACAATGTCCTGACCCCGATAGCAGCGACCCTTGGCCTCGTCGTTAGACGAGACCACGTAGTCGCTGATCTCCTTGAATAGCTCGGGACGTAGCTTGGACTCCCAGTTTTTGAGGTGCTGTGTTTGGAATCCAAGAGCTTCCGTAAAGTTGGTTGTGGGGATCATAGCGCAATTACGAGTGCCATGATCATAACTCCCATCGCGACGCCGACCGATATCGCGGCGGCAATCGTGGGCCAATTGATGAGGTCGGGATCGGCTTGAACCTTAATTTTTCCGTAGTTTTTACGCATATGCGGTAGTGGGACGGGGACTAATACTGTTTATGTTTATGTTGACGAGAGAAAAATGACCTTGAGGTCATAAATCTTAAAGGGTGTCCATGCGGGCCTGAGCACGGGCCTCGATGTCTGGCGTGATCTGCTTGGCCCACAGCGTGTGGCGGGTGCCGTCGACGAGGTGTCTGCCTGCCGAGATAAACCCCTTTGAACGCAGGACCGCGCCCAGAGCTTGATCGGAGAACGGAGGCAGGTTGTCGGTCGGTAAGACTGCGCGTAGTGCCGTGAGTGATACGAGGTCTTTGCGGACCAGAGCGTGTGGCTCGTCTTCGAGGCATTCCGCAATGGCTGAAGCCAACGGGCTTGTGGTCTGCTTGGCCAATTCTTTAAGGAATGGCGTGACCGGAGCCCGACCCTCGGGGTTGAAATCTGGTGAGATCGGCCAAGCCTCTAGAAAGGCTCTGATGCCGCCCGCCAACCGTGTGCATTCGGAGTAGAAGCGATTGAAGTAAGCCTCCCCACCAATGGCGTCGATGTCTGGCTTGGTCTGGAGCGGACTGTTGATCACCCAGTACCGACGGTCATCGTCGTGGACCGCGAGAGCGTCGTGATGATTCGTGAACAGGATGTAGTTGGTGACGTTGGGCACCGTCTGGACTGGCTCGTACAACTGCCGGACCGAGACCTTGTCGTCCGAGATCAGGGGCTTCATCTTATCCATGACCCTGTAACGATTCGTTCCCATCACGCGCACCTCGTCGAGGATGAGGAGCTGCGATCCGCTTGCCCAGCCGTTGCTGGTGCCTTCCATGACGTGTTCGGCTGCGAGCCACTGGACGTTGCTGTGCCCCAGCGCCAGCGTCATCACGTAGCCCCAGCCGCCTTTGCCTGCACCGGGTGCGGACATAAGCGTCGGAGCCCAGCGGATTTTCTTGCCGGGATGTTGAACCTGATAAGCCGCCCAGTCCATCGCGGTCACCCAGTACTGCCTGCCGTGCAGGTTGCACGCATGGATGCACAGCAGCTCGCCTGCCTCCAGTGCCTGCGACTTGTCGGCCTTTGCGTACGTCGGTCGGTAGGTGTTGATGAAAGGCACCCCGCCCGACACGAAGACCCGCTTGGGTTCCGACGGGTCGTAACGCACGTTCTCGACGACTGGGATGTTGGCTACGTGTATCAAATACTGTGATGCGCTCATCTCGGGGTCGGGGCTTTGATAAATGAGGTCGACGACCTCTCGACGCATCTTGCGGTTGTCGAGGTAACGGTAAAACAGGTTAGGCGCAGTCAGGAAGACAATGCCGCTCGTCCACGGGGGATGCACTGCCGTGGCCTTGACGGCTGCGTTGGTGATGCGTTTCACCTCCTTGGCAAGGTCGCCGACGGTCGGCCCGCGCAAGCCTCGGGACTTCGTGGCTCCAAAGAGGTCGGCGACCAGCACCTTCTGCTCAATTGGTCCGACGACATCGGCAAGCTTCGCGATGCGTCTGGCCCCTTCGTCGAGGAGCTCTTCGGACGACCGAGCAGGGCTTTGAATCCAGTCGCGAGTCTGCTGGAAGACGCGGCTGGACATCGGGCGATTGTCCCAGCCGCATTTGACCGCTTCGCGGATCACGGTGCGGATCGTGACCGGAACGCGGTCACCGGGATTGGCTTTGAACGACTCCCACCGTGCCATGAGAGTGTCGGTGTCGGTGTACTTGTCCGAGCTCTGGGAAGACCATGCGTCCCAGATTTCGAATCCCGCGTCACCGAGTTGATGCTTGATGCCCATGCCGATCTCAACCCACTGCTTCATCGAGCACGATGGGTCGATGACCTTGAGCGCCGACTCGACGTCATCGGCGGTGACGCTCTCGACTGGCTCGCGGAGGTTGGCGATATCGCCGACGTCCGCGTCGGCTGGGTCGACGGGGTCCACACTCTTGAGGCTCGCGATCTGCGCGATCTGAGTGTGGTCGAACTCGTGACCGTCGGTCTTCTGATAGGCGATGGGCGACTCCGTCGAGTCCGTGTATTGCACGGGCAAATACATCGGTTGGACCGCGACTTTCGACTCGCTGGTGACGGCATTCATGCCAAGCAGTCCCGCAAGGGCGGTGACCGCTGCTGGATAGTGTGCCACGGGGACGCTGTTGACGGGCACCATGACGCGCAGGCGGGGCTTCTCGGGCGTCGAGCGTGCGGTATGCCAGACGACCGCGCTCAGGTCACCCAAGAGGGTCTCGGGGCCAACGCTGAGAATGCGTGCGCTCTCCTTGCCGTCGTCGACGTCAATGAACAACACGTTGCAGTGAGTCGCCTGCGACGTCTGGCGGGGGCTGGGGCTCGACTTGAAGACTGCCGGAACGAGGTAGTCGGTCTTCTTGCGTTCGTTCTGCTCCTTGTCCGGCAAGGCGAACATCTCGGAGCGGGTGAGCGCCAACTGCACGGGGCTCGCCACCGTTGCCTCAACCAGTTCCGCGAAGGTCTGGTGAGGCAACGCGTGGACTTGCCCGAGTTGACTGGCGATGCCACTGAAGTATCGGGCGCTCATTTCAGCCACCTCCGCTTCCTCGCCTCGGCGAGCTGCTTGGTCCGTCGGGCTATTTCAGCCTTCGACAGGGTCTTCTTTTTGCCTTTGGACAGGCGTCCAAGGGCGGCGGCGAGTTGGGAGGGAGTCATGGCGGGCGTGGAGGACGATCACGAGATCGCATTCGTGTCAAGCCACGGCTACTTGATGAACCCTTCGGTGCGGAGGTAGTCGATAAGCTTGAGGCCAAGGCGAGCTGCATCTTCTGCCGACGGTTGTCGGAGAAGTGCGGTGTTAACCTCATTTATTATCGCCGTGTCAAAGCGCATCGACTCAAACGACCCCGACCCGAGCCGACCCGAGCCGTGAAGGTAGGGATTGTTCCCTGTGATGCTGTACAGTTCCCTTCTGTGCTCCTCCAGTCGTGCCGCTTTTTTCTTCGCTGTGTGATCGCGCTCGGCGTACTTGGCTCGGAGGTCGGCGAGCTTGAACGTCGTGGCAGCGTGCCACGTCAGCAGGCGTTTCTGCCAGTGGGGGTTGTCGAGGTTGATGGTGACGGGAGCGATCTTGTCGCTGTACGTCGCGTCCTTGTCGTTGCAGCCGAGGACGAATTTCGAGCTGCTTACGGAAGAGCGATGGAGCCCCTTTGATCTTAATCCGCGCAGATAGATCGAGGTCTCGGTCTTCGAGAGGTAGTACGAGTGGTTGTTCCCAATGTAGGTGTCGGACAGAGACCAGCCGAGGCTGGTGAGGATAGAGCTGAGTTGATCGGTGATGATGAGCATGGTGATTAGAACGAGGGTTCGACGGCATCTTCCCGCGTATCGACGCGGTCAATACCGTGGTGAGGCGTGAAACGATAGAACGAGCGACCGTCGAGGCTTTCGAGGGCGTAGACGTCGGGACGGAAATCGCCGGGTGTGGCGATGGAGCAAAGGACGCGCAGGCGAAGGAAGCCGACGCGAACGATGGAGCCTGAGCTCCAATCCTGACGAGAGCGTGTGATCATGTGTATTAGGTTGTTGAGTACTGACGTGGAAAGTTAACCACCACCCCCTCGGGGGTGGTGGTGATGGTCACAGCTCGACGCGGACCGTGCGCCCCGTCTTCGCGACGGTGTCGGTGGTGGACAACCAGAGTGTGGCGACATCCACGCTCTCCGGTTCGTCACCACAGAGGTCCGTGAGGTAGACCAGACCCGCGACGTTCTCGCCCGCTTCGACGAGCTCCGCCACTCGGGCGAAGGGCTCGCGGAAGTCGGTGCCTCCGCCACCCTTGGCGTGCAGCGGCGCGTCCTCGCCGGGTGCGAGGCGATACTCGGCGTGTATGATCGTGTCGCAGTCCATGACGAGCGCCTCGCAGCCGAGGTCACCGCAGCACTGGCTGATCAGCGCCGTGAACTGAGCCGTGAGCTCATCGTCGATGCTGCCCGACGTGTCGCGGACGAACACCACCAGACCAGTCGCGTCGACTTTGCGGCGTGGGTAGATGACCGGAGCCCCAGCGAACCGACGTGCGCTGCGGGTCCAGTCGTTACGCGTCGCGATGGACGACTTGAGGAAGTCGGCGGTCTCGTCCCTCCAGTTGAGCGTCACTGGTGTCTTAAGGGCATCGAGCAGCCGCTGGAGCTCGGCGGGCGCGTTGCCTTTGCCGAGCGCACGGGAGGCTTGGTCGGCCTGCACCAGCGCACGATCCCATTTTTCTTTCATCGTGGGCGGCGGCGTCTTGCCGTGCAGCGGTGCAGGGGTCGGCGCTGGAGCCTCGAAGCCACCGCACCCGCCAACGTCTGGCGGGGGCTGACCGTTGGGGTCGGGCTGGCCGTTGGGGTCGGGCTGGGGCTGGCCGCCCTGCGGGGGCTGGCCGCCCTGCGGGCCTTTGCCGCCCTTGGGCGGCGGATCGCGGCGGATCGCGGCGAGGATTTCCTCCTCCGCCATGCCGTCGTATCGCTTGTCGCGGAGCCCACCCTTGGGCATCGAGACGCCCGCGAGCTTCTCGAGGACGGCGTTGATGGCGTAGTCGCCAGCGATGTTGCCTTCCTCGTTGAGGGGGAGGCGGTGGAAGTGGTCGTGGGCGCAGTGAAGGGTCTCGTGGAACAACACGAACCGCACCTCTTCGGGGGTGAGCCCCGCGACGAACTCGGGGTTCCAGCGGATCACGGCACCGTCGGTGCAGGCTGTGGGGACCGTGGGGTCGATGACGTCGCGGAGGTTCGATGCGAGCGAGCCGTAGAAGGCTGCGTGGGGGGTCGTGAGACCCCAGTAGCGGGCTTTGTCGATGGCGATTGGGATCGGAATGGTGGACATGGGAAAACAGGTTATAGGGAGAACAGGGAGCAGAGGTCGGTAGCGCGTTGAGCTACGTTGGCACGAGCGATCGGATCGTCTCGGAGGGTCGCGGCGTCGAACTCGGTGAGCTCGGCGGCCTGCGCGGCGAGGGCTGCGATCTGGGGGTCATCGCGGAGGTTAAGGTCGGGCACCAGAGCGAGGATTTCGCTCAGGTTACTGACGAGGGTGTCACGGAAGATGCCTTTGGGGTCGCGGAGCTTCTGCGCCACCTTGAGGATCGCCTCTGCCAAACGCTCGCGGAGCTCGTCCTGAGCCGCCTTGGATGCCTCGTCGATCCACTCTGCCCACTGACCGACGTCGGGGACGGGCAGGTAGCGGGTGGTAAAGGAGAACCTCGCGGCCACGACGTCGTGGCTGGGCCACTGGCTGGCAACGTAGAGACCGTTGAGACGGGCTGGGGCGTCTGCACGCACGCGGTCGTAATCGGCGAGGAACTGGGACACGAGGGTGTCGATCCGTACGCCGAAGGACTGCATGAGGGCGGAGTGCTCGTACTGGCGGGCGGCGGGGAGCAAACGGAGCCCCTTGTCGGCTGCGGGCAGCGTGAGGCGATAGTGCTCGGCGCGGGCCTCAGTGTGGAGGCGGGCAATCTCTTCAAGGGCTGGGTGGGCGCAGATTTTTACATCTACGCGAGCTTCATCGCGGAGACCGTGCCGAGCGTTCTCGGCGGCGGTTTCGGCGGCGTGGCGCTTTACGGTGCGCCATGCGCCGACGTTTAGGGTCGCGATGACGGCTTTTGAGGACAGGCGGGCGGTGGTGGGAGCATTCATGGTGATATCGATTGTCTGATGTTGTTGTTGTTGGGTTGAGAACTGACTGGACCCCCGTTATCGTAGGGCGATAACGGGGGTCGGATGAGGTCTCTGGGTTACGTGGTGAACAGCGCCTGATTGGCGAGCCACCACTCTTGCCACGCCTTGTTGCCGACGAGCTTGGCACCGAGGCGGCTGAACGCGTCTTTGGCGCAGTACGCGCCCATCACTCGGGGGAGGCGGGCGATGTAGGTCACGAGCTGGCTGGCGTACTTGGCCTCCACTGCCCGACCGAGCATGGCTGCGATCAGGTACTGGGCGGCTGGCTCCGTCGGCACGGGGGCACCGTGGGGGTCCATCCAGACCTGCTGGGGGGTGGGCAACTGATCGGCGAGGGCTGCGAACGCGAGGAACTCGGCGGCGGCGGGCTTGCCGATGGCGGCGGAGACCGTGGCGAAGTCGCGCAGGCCAGCCTCCCACAGGTGCCCCACGGTCTCCCACGAGCGGAAGTCGGGCATACGGAGGGCTGGGTCCGCTGCGGGTTTCCACGCGTAGAGCGTGCGCCCCGTGGTGCTACGGTGCCACGCGATGAGCTCGGGGGCGAAGCCTTGCTGGCCTGCCCAGTTGGCCCAAGCATCGACCTCGTCGCGCCAATTGGCGATGTACGTCGGGCCATCCGCCTTGTCCTCCGTCGACGGCGTCGCAATGGCAAATGCAACGTGAAACCGCGAGCGGAGCGGCTCGCAGAGGCTGGTGACGCCAGCCTTGTCGCCGGGTCGATTAGTCGCGCCCCAGATCACGACGCTCTTGGAGATCGCGCCGTCGTCGAACAGGGCCATGGCGGCGGCTTGGACATCGATTGGCGCTTGGCCGAGGTCATCCAAAAACAGGAGGGTGGGGACGGTGGTGTGCCGCAAGTCCCAGAGGAGTTGCAGGGGGAGGCTTTCGGTCACGCCTTTGGCGGGGTTTGGGACGTAGCAGCCACCGAGGTCCACGCGCTCTGCCAGAGCAGAGCGGAACACGATGAGCTTGCGATTGCAGTCTGAAGCGGCTGCGGCGACGCGAGCCGTCTTGGCACAACCGGGCGGACCTACGAGGAGGACGCGGCGGTTGGCGTTGAGGAGCTGGGTGAGGCGGGATGATGAGGACATAGGAGGACTGGGTTGGATGAGGCGATCTGGACTCGTCAGTCGGCGAGAAACGCCGAGACGCCCCTTGCGGGGCGTTTCGTCCTGTTAACGGTTGTCGCGGGCGTCTTGCGCTTCGCAGGCGTGCCCTTCCATAGCGTCGAGGGCGGCGATCACGTTGCCGATGGCGGTGCAGCGTGCGATGTGCTGGCCACGAGCTTCGCGGTGCTTGTCGATGCCGTGTTGGTAGTAGTCGCGGTCGTGATAGCTCACGCTGAGGAGGCGCAAGGCTTCCTCCAACGCTAAGCGGGCGGCGGAGTAGTCTTCCATCAAGGTGATGGGTGCAGTGCCGCCGAGGTGGATAAGGGGGAGGATGAGTGTGGTGGTTTTCATAGGAGGACTGAGTGGAGGGTTAGACTGCGGTGGTGAATGCACGCGTGGTCGCGGTGGTGTGGTCGAGGGCGGCGATCGTGGCGGAGTCCCACGCCGTGAACGCGGCTTGGCGGGCAGCGAAGGTGAGGGCAGAGGCGGCGTCGGCAGCGTCGGCCTCTGCGATGGCAAGGCTCAATGCGGCGCGAGCAGCATCAACTGCCTTGGCGGCAATGGAGGTGCGTTCGTAGGCGGCGCGGTCGGCGACGCTGGCGGCGCTCCATGCAGCGTAGGTGAGGGCGGATGCGGTTTCGTAGGTGGAGGATGATGAGGACATAGGAGGACTGGTTGACTGGGTTAATTGAAGCGTGAGTGCTTCCTACAGGGTCCGGAGGGCGCTGTAGGAAACACTCACTGGAGTGTTCCTGCCCGATTGTCCTCCACGTCTGGTCGGAGCGTGGTTTCGTCGGGCGATGCACAGCAGGCGGGGGGATGACCTGTGTGTCCCTCGGTGCGCTGGTTGGAGCGCGGTTGCCGAGGGCAGCTATTACGACCGTGTGAAGGGCCGAGGCGGGGGGCTTAGATCGGTTGCAGACGACGCTTTCGCGGTCACGCTCGTTGCGGTTGATCACTCCCTTTACGCTTGGCTCACCATCCCCCATCGCGACTTAGCGCGACTTTCGGAGCCCTTGGAGCGGGGGCGAGGGGGGAAGCGTTTGGTTCGTCGAACCGCTCGCTTGCTACCGTCCTCGCTGCCACTGACAACAAGCTGCTGGATGCTGGGGGTGCGGTCAAGCGCATAAAACAGAATCTGTTTACGATTGTTTGCAAAGCGTTGGGGATGAGGCAATTAAAGTTTCGTCGATTTTTGAGGGTTTTCGCATATTCAAGGCGTGGATACGGAATTAAGAGCAGACTTGTGGAGGGGTTATCTCTAAAACTGTATGGAAAAAAAAAAAAAGAGAAAGGATAGGGTATACAGTATAGAGATTATAGGAAGCGGTTTCCCCCTTAGCCCCTCCATAAGTCTGGGGATAAGTTGACTTGCGGGCGGCGGATCGCATGACTGGTCGGATGGAGACGATTTACGACCACCACTACCACAATCCAGATTTGAATCCGAAAAAGCGATACAGGCAACGGCAGCGTGATCGGTTTCGGTGCATCGAGTGCGCGCAGCCGACGGTGCCGGGTTACGTGCGCTGCCAGCGCCACCTCGTGGTGCGGCGGGCGCAGCGGGTTGGTGAGTCGGCCAAAGCAACGGCCCGAAAGCATGAGAGAGCGCGGGTCGCTATGTGGCTCCTGTCGCTCGCGGCTCGCGTCCGTCGTGGTCAGGCCGATGTTATTTGAGACTGGGTCTCAACAGGGTCAAAAACAAGGTTTTCGTAAGTGCTTGAAAACAGGTGGTTTACGTGGGTTGAAACAAACGGGTCGAAATCGATTCCTAGGGGCATTGCGGGCAATTCTCGGGGGGTCGGGCAAAAACGAGGACGTGGGTATAGGGTTTCAGATGATTTGTTGGCCCACTAATCACTTACGTGATTTCGGAAAATCGGAATAAGGGCCGCAGAATCGATTTAAACGGGTCGGGGTGATTTAGGGCTTGCTTTGGAGGCTTATTGCGACTGAGTCTCAGTCCTATGTACGCAAAAGGGGGGCATGGGCAACGCGCCAAGGTTGGATCAGTTGATTGGATCGCGTTGCGAAAAGCATTCATCGAGCGAGCCGAGCGACCATTGCTCGCCGAGCTCTCAACTGAGTTCGGCGTCTCGGTGGATCGCATCAGCCGAGCGTGCAGCGACGAAGGCTGGGCGACTCTGCGTGCAGCTCACTTGGGTGAGCGCCTCAAGGTCGCTGACGCTGGTGTCGCTCTGCTGCAGGCCGCGAAGGCCGACTCTGCGGTCACGCACGCATTCACGGACGTCGCCCTCGAGGTCGTGAGAGAGGTGCATGGGGTGGTGGCGCGACTGGGCAACAAGAAGCTGGCCGAGAACACGCGGGCCAACACGCTCAACACCTGCGCGTTCACCCTGAGCAATCTGGCCAATGCACTCGCTCGGGTCGGCGTGGTCGGGCTACCTAAGTCGCTCAAGGAGTCGGCTGGTGTCGACAGCGGCAACGGGCGCTGGAACCCAGCGATGTTGGCCTCGCTCAACGTCACCGTCCAAAACCTGATGGCCCCAGCGCCTCAGGTCGCCGTCGCGGAGGCTCATCCCGCGCCAACGGCTGCGATTCTCGGGGGGTCCGAGCGTCGGATCGGTCTCGATGCCTCCGATCTGGTGCAGGCCGATGCCGTGAGGGTCACCGCCGACGACGTTCTGTGACGGTCGTCACCGAACCGGAGGCGGCGACAGGGGGTTGACGCCGCAACCCGATGTCCGGCGTAATATGAACCACGATTTGAACCACGGTATGTACCACGATCCGACCCATGAGACTGAGTCTCAATCTCAGTCATTGAGACTCAGTCTCAGTGAGATTGAGACTCAGTCTCAGTGAGCTTGAGTCTCAGTCGCAACCCCCACCCCCCCCGCCCCCGCCCTGCATATGCATATGCCCCTCTCAGATTCCGCTATAGTTTTTCACTATTCACGAATAAACAAATTTTGTTTTATACCTCTAAAATCCGTTCCAACTTAGCCCGAATCTCAGGCGTAACGCCTCGACGAGACCAGAAGTAATGCACGGGTGAAACCAATGGTCCATGAGTAGACACGTCATCACCAAACAGGTTGTAGTCCGTCTCGCCAATGGGCTTACCGTCTTTGCCCCGTTCCAAGGGCGTTATGCCGTGATCACGCCAGTACTCGCTTGGAGTCACAACCCGCGTGACCACAGTGTACCGTTCACGCCACTGCCCTGACCCCAAGGCAAACCCACCGATGGTGGGAAACTCCGCAAAGGTCTGGGGAAATTCGTTTCTTTGCAGCAACACGTATTGAGTAAATGGATATCCGTGACGATCTTCGATCCACGTCCGCATCTCGCGGTACATTTTGGTCCAGAACACTCCCGGATGCCTGACCATGGTCTCCCACGGCATTTCTATCCCAAGGGCATGCTCGACGCACTTTTGCCACGAAGCCCTTGCCGGATAGTGAGCGAAGTCCGAGTACCGCTCACGCACCAAGATCGGCCTATCGTCGCGTATGAACGTCTCCACCGAGAACGGTTCCTTGAAGACGCAGTCGGAGTCGATGTGAACGACCAGATCCGTGCCTTTGGGCACCCACAGGTCAGCCTCGCACTTCACGACCTGATGATGGAGGAAACCCTTCCCAGCAGCCTCGTAGAACAGTCGTAAATTGCATCCATGCTTCTTTGCCAACCGTTCAAATAGTTCACCATCCTTGTACGGCACCACAATGGTGATGCCAGCGAACCCCCGACCGAACTTCGCAATTGAGCGAAGGGTGTACGACGTGAAGTCGAAGTCGGGGGCGTACGTGACCAGCAGGATTTCGACTTTCATTGGAGGATCAACACGGTATCTTCTTCAGTATCCGAAGCAACGAAATAGCCAATCGCGGTGTAGTGCTGAATTACTTTTCGTACTTGATGCGCCGGAACTAAAGCATTGCTTTCAAATCGAATGCTTTTTGGCCATTGAGAGAATTTTCCATTGGTGAGTATGTAGTTGTGGAGCTGCAACAATATATCGGCATCACAGCCTTCAGTGTCTATTTTCAAAATCTTTACCGAATCAATGGCGTAGGTTTCAAACAGCCAACGGATCGGGACGGACCTCACCTTGTACGTCTGCACGACATCGAGCAGATTCTGGTTACGGTGCTGTAAATGAGGTTTTCCGATGCTGTTACAGCCCAACAGCCAATGAGGCAAATTGCGCTTCTGAATTACATTTTCTGGGACGTAAAAAACTTCGGCCATGCTGAACTCATCGACTGTCGAGATGGCTACCGGAATTTTGATGCACCCGATTTTGTCGGGCAACCGGTCGAGGTAAAACTTGAGCGGTTCTACGCTTAAACCGGTTTCCCCCGGTTTTGCAGTTTCGAGCATGGTATCAAAACAGGATGTTCCGATCTCCAAAAAGTCGTAGTTCATAAATTGAATGGGTTAACGGGATTGACCCGTCGGGAGGCCACCTGAACGGATATTACCGTTCCTATGCCAGCGCGGAAATTGCCTTACATGTCCATCCCGACAGAACGGGACTTCAGCTTCCTGCTGGAGACTGTCACGCGCACCGTGCCAGTAACCCAAAAGTTGTTCAACAGTTCCAAGCTTTCCTCGACCAGTAATTAGCCGAGAGTTTACCGTCACCGCCCTCAATGCCTCCGCTGCGGGCGCAATACGACTTTTTGCGTGCGGGCTGGTCCTTCTTGATCGACATCTTGGGATCGCCAAAACGGACCAGCTTTACCTTGTCGCCGGACTTGGCCAGCACGGCAGACTTCTTCGTCGCACCCGGTGTGCGCTTGGGGGCATTGTAGCCAGCAAAAACCATTCCTCGATATTTGATGCTCATAGTAATTAAATACGCCCCAGCTTGTGGAGCAGATTGAAAATAGGCACGACGATCCCTCGAGGAATCCAAGGCCACGGAAAGATGAATTTGTACGGTCCTGAATCCGGCATCAGCATCGGAGTATCTCCGTTAATGACTCGGACGTACACCGGTTCTCCATCGGAGCGAGAGATGTCGAGCATCACGCCCTTGGTGGGCTCGGACGATTGATCGGACCAGTTGCCGATGTCGACGTCAGTCTCTTTGCCGTGACCTTTGCAGTCGTGCGCCGTCACGCGGATGTTTGTCGACCCTCCTTTGATCGTGACCCCCATCGTGCCACGGAAAACCAATTCGTCGACGGTGATGTTGACGAGGTTGCACTGGTTGTTGACGTCGATGCAGTCCTCCATGCCCGAGGTCACGGACGGAAATCGTCCATAGAAGTTGCTTAGGCCGGTGGAGAACTTTAGCGTATCCGAAATCTCGGGACCGGGCACAATGGGACCGTCGGGCGTAAGGTCGACCGACTGCCCGTTATCCTGCGGACCGTTAAAGCTTATGAGGTTGATGTCTTTCATAATGGTCAGTCGTAATCGTGGTCATCTCGACCACAGACGTAGCCAATGATAAATCCAAGGATTAATGACATGGCAATGGTTAGGAGTATGGCGGTGGTAGTCATGGGGATTTTGCGTCCTCCTTCATTGCGGCGTACACGCGGCGATAGCGTATGCCGAGCAACACCGTTTGCGCCCATCGGTGCAAAAAGCACGGCGCGGTTGTAAGCGTGAATGTAAGCTCAAAACTTCCGGTTAAAGACATCTGCCATAAATACTCCGGCGAACGCAAAATGTAGAGGCCATGTTTTGCGCCCACGGTATTACCGAATCGCCTCCCGAAAATGTAGATTTCGAGCCGGTCGGCTAAGAGTTTGAGTTTCATTGCGCGCCCTCCTTCAGCGCGGCCTGCCACGCCTCAATGCGTTCTGCCGTGACCAATTTGTCGGCTCCGAAATAGGTGGAGATTGCGTCTGTGAGAGCGGTGGTAATTCTCTCCAGTCGCGCCCGCTCGGCGGCGAGTTCGGCGTCAAGCTTCAGCGTTGCAAGCCGGTAGCGTTCGGATTTCTCTCGCTCGGCGGCGAGTTCGGCCTCGGCTTTCATGGCTCGTTTTAGTTCTTTGTTCCACTGCGCGAGGGCGACGGTTTCATTGGCCTCGGCGCGTTCGGCGCGGGCGCGGAGTTCGGCCACCTCGTTCGGGATGGACTCGATGAAGCCTACGGAGACGGTGGGCGTGCAGAAAGCGCCGTTGCCGATCGCCGCGCAAATCTGCGGGAAGACGGCGCGGAGCTGGTCGCGCTCGGTGGTGAGTTGAGCGCGGAGTTTGTCGCACGCCTTGGCCTCGCTGTCGGCGATAAGTTGATGGGCCGGGCCGTCCGATTGTTCGAAGTCGTCAAAAATCTCGTCGTGCGCGAGGTTGAACAGCTTCGTCCAGAGCGCCTTGTGCTCCTCGGGTGTGGGTGTGTTCATGGTTTTGCCTCGTTCAGAACTGTAAGCATTTTTGCGGCTGTTTCCCTGTCTGTCCCATCGTGAAAAAACTGCACGCTGGCACGGTTGATTATGTCGTTACACCGCTCCACCTCGGCGCGGAGGAGGTCGCGCTCGGCCTCGGCTTTCATAGCGCGTTCAAGCGCACCGTTCCAATGAGCGATCGCAACGGTCTCGGCGCGTTCGGCTTTCTCGGCGCGGGCGAAGTAGTGGTGCGCCCACTTCGCCTGATCGGCCTCGGCTGTATTCAACCACTCCACCTCGGCGCGGAGTTGGTCGCGCTCGGCGGTGAGGGCGGTGAGTTCGCGTTCTAAAGTGCGGGCGAAGTTTGGGCAAACGGTGTTGTGACCTGCGGCGAACGTCAGCTTGACCGCCGCGTTCGTGCGGGGTGTGGGTGTGGGCGTGCTCATTTCGCGTCCTCCGTAGGTGTGTTGAGGGATGGATTTATTCACGAAGATTTTTTCCGCATTTCCATGATCATGGAGTGCTCTTCATCAGTGATGAACACTTTCCTTATGCCCATGCTAATTAGCATTTTACTGATACTGCTTGCGTGTAGCGAATTGAACGATTTTGCGAGACCTCCCGATAGGACATGTTTTCGAAGTTCGGTCCTCAACTTATCTTCGGGAGTTTTTTTCTTACCGTAGGTGTATATTCGAGTGCTCATTTTTGAGTCTAAGTTTTATAGGCTATAAAGTAATTTTCTACGCGTTGCCCGTAATCGTCTCGGTCGGGATTTTTTCTGCGGGCCAGTGCTCCACTCCAACCGCGATTCCACATCAACGCTAAAAGGTACGGAGTGGGTTGAATGTCCAAAACGTGTAATCGGCGAATGAATTTGATCAGACGTTGTTCGGCCAATTCACGAGAGAATGTTCGGTTTGCAGCTTTATTAAATTCTTCTTTGGTCTCCTCTGACCAAGCGGCTTTTGACCATTGTAGCCCACCCCCCGCCGAGGTCCACGAGGAGTTTTCAACAGCTTCGATGGCCCGAACCAATCGAGGGACGTCTGGGTTTCCTGCAAAGCCTAGAATGAGTGCGAGACCGATCATATGGGGCTGTTCGTCCTCGCAGTCTGAGCCAATCGGAAAGCAGTTGATACCGATACCCCACCCAAGCGGTTGGCCAGCTCGCGCACTTGAGTCGCGCCCTCCTTGAGCCACTGATCCACGATTTCACCGTGGTTCTCAGGCAGACGCTTTGACGGTTTGCCGAGCTTCACGCCTCGTGCCTTTGCCGCTGCAAGGCCAGCCTTGGTGCGCTCGATGATGAGCGAACGCTCGAACTCAGCCACAGCAGCAAGGACGTGCATCTGGAGTCGTCCTGCGGGGTTGGCTTTGGAAGTGTCGATCCCTTGACCGGGGCACACCAGCGCCACCCCATGCTTGTCAAACTCCGCTACGAGCTGGGCAAAGTGCGAAAGCGACCGCGCCAGACGGTCCAACTTCACGACAAGAACCGCGTCGTACCGCTTTTGCCGGACCTGTGCCAGCATCTTGTCCAGTGCAAGACGGGTCGACCTAGAACCCGAAATTGTGTCGACGAACGTGTCGGCCACAATCCAGCCACGTTGGGCGGCGTAGGCTTGAAGCTCCATTTTCTGAGGATCAGTTGTCTGATCGTCGGTAGAGACTCTGAGGTATAAGGCAATTTTCATGGAACTCACTCTGGTTCGATGACCCCCCACATGTAAAGAAAAATCTTATTAAGATTTGAATTTAGGAGGGGAAAAATCTTCGGGTTTGATTGCTTTATTCCGAGATTCTACGACTAATAGCCGTACGACATCGAACAGGCTTTTGAGCTTTCGTTCTCGGGCAATTCGCAAGAGCGCGTCCCGCTCACGAGGGTAGACGGAAAAGGTCAGAGGTGCGGCAAGATGCTTTCCGTTCATTGGTTTAGGGGTCACAATCTTAATAATTTGTCAATCCTTCATCATGTCTCCAGTCGAGGCGATACCGGAGTCCATGCCCGACATACTAGCACCACCAAACGCCATCTCGAACCCCTCCCAATCGGAGGACTGGTCTCGTCGAACCTCACCGATGACCTTGGTATCTTTGGCTCTCGGTACGAGGGAAGGTACGCGCATTCGAGCAACGTGGAGCATGATGAGGAAAGAGTCGGCTCGGTCTGGAGACGTTTCTCCGGTGCGGGCCTTGTAGGAGTCTTTCGGCTCGACCGATTGCCTCTTGCCGATCCCCACCTTCATTCCTCCGCGACGACCCGCGAGTTCGTCGCTGGTCTTGATGTCCACGCCTCGGCCAATGCGGACGATATCATACTCAAAAAGTTTTGCGCCAGCCATCCAGAGCTCGGTGGCGGTGCGGTCGTAAAGCTCTTTTGGGGTCTCGGTATCCTCGTCGGCGATCTTTACTTCCGATGGGCTGGACGCGTACTCCACTCCCAGAATCGGGGCCAATCCCTCGGCATCTTCTGACAATGGTCCGACCTTGTTTCCCCATTGACGACGTATGACGTCATGCACTCCACGACCCGTACCCGTTTTATCGATACCAAAATTCTCCGGAAGCAGGTGCAAGACTTTGCACCGGCTCATGTTTTCGTCCGCGACGTCTTGAGTATCGCCATGCGGCAGGATCGCAGTGGCGTCGGCTTGGATCTTGATCGCGGGCTCAGGCAGGTCGTGCCGGTCACCCTTGTAGTCGGTCCAGCCCACGGCTCGACCCACGCGACCGATGGTCATGGCAGGCAAATCGCTCGTGAACGCGGGGTCGGACCCAGCGATGGTTTGAGTAGGACCATCGAAGATCCACTCGCCCTCGGCTCGACGAAGGTGAGCAGAGTTGATGATCGATGTCTGCACGCCCGTTTTTGGGAATCGACCGTAGACGTAAGTGTAGACGTTGGGGTGCTGGTCGTTGCCACCGGCCTGTGATCGGATAATTTTTTGCACGCCCTCGTACGTGATCATGCGGGGGAAGATTGTCTTTTTCGCCAATACGTTCTCCGTCCTCATGGCGTTAATTGAGATGACGTGCCAACCGGTTTCCGATTCCCACTCGTCTTGGTCGTCGGCCACCGCTTCCCATCCACCCACTGGTTTGCAGTTCATCCCATAACGAGACCACTCGTCTTTCGGATTTGCCGCCGCCATAATCTTGATGTGCTCGACCGAGTCGTCGACCGACGACAACAAGTTGGGGGTATCGTCAAAGATGTTGGCAGGAATTTCCTGCGCCTCGTCGAGGAGGATTCTCAGCCGAGAGTTGTCACCGAACAACGGGTGAGTCGGACGGTTCTTTATCTTGGCACCCTTCAATTTACCACGCGACTTGGGTCCACCCGGAATGACCAACACGAAAATCCCCATGCCTCGCTTCTTGTCGAGTGATATGGACTCGGAGTCTATGTTACCCGGCAACGGCAGCACCGACTCAGTGTGCAAACGGACGATATCGGCGAAAAGGTTTTTCTCAACGTGGTCTTGGGAGTTGGACGCAACTTCGATGCGCGTCCACTCAGGGTCGAGCAGCCAGTCGAGGACACACCACGCGGATGGGGTGAAGGTCTTTCCAACCGATCCGCAGCCCATGACGTTGATCAAATTTTTAGTGAACAGGGCGTTCCACATCTGTTGCGCGGCCTTGGGCTCGGGCGTGAAAGTTTTCGGACCCCACAACACAAATGCGGCTGCGACGTAGTCTCGTGCGTACAACAGTGAGTAGACGTAGGCCCACGCCATGGCCTGCATGTCTGACGGCTTCTGCATCGGCTTGCGGAGCGTCGGGTTGTTCTGGACGTAGCGCATGAACTCCGTGTCTTGAAACATCCGTCCGACCGCATTTGCCAAGGCTGCGGCGTCACTATTTTCCCGATACAGAAACAGGTTCTGGTGAATGTAGCGGAGGCTGGCCCGACGGGCCTTGTCGGGAAGTATTACCGGCATTTAACCCCTTCGGCCACAAAATCGATGGCGGTTCGCCATAGATTTGCGGTGCTTTCGGCACACACCAGTTTCATATTGTCGAATTGTTGATCAGCTAATTCCGCAGCATTGGTCAACGCGACATCGATGGCCAAGTCGTCCACATTTGAGAAATATCCGCCCATGTCACTCTCACCCCAAAAACCTACTTTGGTCGATATTGCGGGAACTCCGCAAAGCGCCGCTTCAAAGGGGCCAAGCGGACCCCCTTCGGATGTTGAGGTGCAAAACAAATAGTCTACGCCATCGTAAAAATCCTGCATTGTCTCGTAAGTGTAGTCGGCGTTGCTAAATCTAGGCGTTAAATTGTGTCGGGCGCAAATTTCAAGAAACCACTCAGGGCGTTTTGCCGGTCCAAGGATTTGCATGTTCTGGGTTTGCGGATAACCAATAAATCCCGCAATTCGCTTGCCCGGACGTTTACGTCTTTCAAACCGTCCTGCTCGTGCAGATCCCGGAAGCAGCGCCCCATAGACTTCGGGAACTGCTCTGGTACACTCTCGTGATACCCCTCCGAAAAACAATGGGGGCCGAGTATCAATGTAATCCCGTACTTCGGGAAGACTTAGCTCTAGGGGGCCACAGCAAACATGGATTGCGTTTCGCCCTCTGGTATTGGGCCATCGGGCGCAAGTCGTCAGCGTAAAGCAGATCAGAATCTCGTCATCTGGAAATTCGCGATGATCTCCCCAGTGGTGCAATCTCAGGTCTTTGTCGGGTAAACATGCTACAAGATCCTTGGCGATTGATCCGGTAGACCAATTGGAATCGCAAATAAGGTGGATTTTCATCTCGGTTTGAGTGTAGCTTATTTCCCGACGAGTTCCAGATTAAAATTATTAAGAATTGACCCATGCCCTTCAAATCAAAAGCCCAAGCTCGATATCTTTTTGCTAAAGAGCCCGAGGTCGCCAAGCGTTTTGCAAAGGACACTCCGTCGATGAAGAACATTCCGGAGAAAAAGATGGCTGAAATTAAAAACAAAAAATGAAACTTGGTCGTGGTAGAGTTCCTCCGGGAGGCTGGCATTTCGTGGTCGCACCCAACGTAAAGTTGGAAGCGATAAACGAAGAGACGTTGGTAAAACAAATTTTTGAATACCGATTGCGGAACAACCTTTCGGTTGGAGATATTGAGCGGGACATAGATGATTATTACTGCAGGCTCTGGCCCGAGGCTTGCCAGAAGGAGCCCAAAGATTTTGACAATAGTTCCAACGCGTCTTCCCCGCCTTCGGAACCACTCCTCAATCGAATAGCCCGGTGGGCCGCAATGATGATTCACGGGCAGTCGAAAGGCGGTTACACCATGTTGTCGGTTGATGAGGCCAATAAGCGGGCAGATGTTTGCGTTGGGTGCCCATGCAATCAACCGTGGAGAGTCGGATGCTCGGGGTGCAGCAGCTCGACGGCTACGGTGTTGGCTCAACTGCGAAAGCTGCAGTCCACCCGCCAACAGGGCAATTTAATGGCATGTAGCGTAGGTGGGTGGGACAACGCTACCGCAGCGTTTATCCCCAAAGAGGCTCTAGGTCTGACCGAAGATCAGTTGCAATCGCTCCCAGATAGGTGTTGGAGAAAGTCATGATTATCCGATGGTCTACCCCCGTTAACGTCCTAAAAGCAATTTATCGAGCCGTTCGGCACTTGCTGCAACGCCGACCGGTGTTTGCGCCCCAAGACGTGCAAGACGAGCGTTACGCCGCTTGTAGGAAGTGCCCGTGGCACCTCAACGGGCAATGTACCGTTTGCACCTGCTTCATCAGCATGAAGGTGGTTTTGTCGGCGGAAAGTTGCCCCGACCACCCCCCTCGATGGAAAAAGTTGACTTTCAGTAAACCGGTACCCACAACAACGACAGTCGCGTAATTGCAATGACAACTGACATTCAACCCAACAACCAAGATATCGTCGGTTCGGGCAATCCGTTGCCCGCTATTGGTATTGCGACCATTGACGCCCCCGAACGCACGGACAACGGGTATGGCAAACACCTAAAGCTTGAGGCTCGGTCAGTAAAAACGGTCGACCACGCGTGGAATATCTGCAAAGCGACCGAGCAAAACAACCGGAGCCGAGCAGCGCGAACTGCTGACATCCAAGCCCTGCATGATGGCGAACCCCCACGGTCATCGGCAGGCATGGCCGAACGGGGAAAATCTTGGCAGTCCAACGCGTCTACCAACTGGTTGTCCGGCATTGTGGGCCGAGTCAGCCAACGGTTCGTCAATTCGACAATTACTCAAATTTACGTCACATCCAGTTCTCTTCCGTCTAACCTGAACTTGGCAAAGGCTAAGACCGACCTCCTTAGGGCCAAGTTTACCAAACTGATCCGGTCTTGGGATGGCAACACCGGCATGATTAACAGCCTCGCGGTTGAGACAGCCCTTCAGGGGTACGCGTACGCGGTCTTCCTCGACCCCTACACTTACAAGCCGACGATGTTCAAGCAAGACCGAGCCTTCTGTCCGGAACAGTCTGGGCAGCATGCTCGCGACCTGCAATTCTTCGTGGCCAAGATGGACTATCGGCTGGATGAGTTCCTTGCGCTATTCAAGGACGAGGAAGCCGCCAAGGAAGTCGGGTACGACCTCGACAATTGCGTCTACGCGGCGAACAACGCAAAAATGATGGACCCTCGCGAGGATGCGACCACCACTCAGTTCCGCAAGTTTGTTGAGATGATTAACGAGGGTGTTCTTGGTCTGACGTTCACCAGCACCGGTGCTCGTATCGTGTCGTGTTGGTTGCTTTTCAACCGAGAGTACGACGGCAGCGTGTCGTTCTGGCTTATCCACCGCGATACGGGTAAGATGCTTCGATTCAGCTTTAAGCTCTTCCCCCAGATGGAAGACGTGATGGCGATATTCAGTTTTGAGCCCGGCAACGGATGCATCCATTCGTCCAAGGGTCTCGGTCGCAAGCTCGCGTCGCTTACGATTATGAAGGAGCTGTTCCGAAACGGCATTATTGATAACAGCCGCATGAGCGGACTGATGATTCTGAGAGCGGACGCGAAAGATAAGTCTAAATTTGCTCCAGCAGTGATGGCCCCGTTCATCGTAATCGATAAGTCGGTGGAAATCCCCCAGCAGCAATTTATCGCCAACGGCGAATCTTATCGAGTGACAGACGTTCAGATCGATGGTTGGGCAGAGCAATCCGTAGGAGCATATTTATCCAATCAGATATCGCCTGAAGGTCGCACCGAAAAGACCGCTACCGAGGCTCAGATTGACGCCCGTCGGGATTCAGAAGCGGCAGATATTATGATCCGCCGTTGGATCGACCAGTTTGCCAACCTGACTCAGATTCAGCAGCTCCGTGCGTTTTCGGATGACTATATTTCCGAAGCTCGTCGCCTGTCGAAGAAGCTGATGGAAGATCCGGCACTGGACGCTCCTAAATTCTACGAGGGTCACGGTGACTCGGACCCCGAAGTTCTGAGGACGTTGATCGAGATCATGCTCGACCCGTTGCAAGTATCCGATGACGAGATCAAGACGTGGCGCACGTCTCCAGCCAGTCCGCTGGCCCATAGCGCTGACTCTGCGCTCGCTCAGGGCGTCTCGGCGGTGGTGCAGAAGTACGCAGGCAATCCAAATCTTGACATGTCCAAAGTCATTCAGCGCGACGTTGAGAATATCGTCGGAGCAGAATTGGCGTTGGAGTTCCTCGTACCGAATCCCGATCAGACGATTCAAGCCGAGGCGCAACGGATGCAGTTGATGGAGTCGAGCATCATGACCAGTTCCCAAATGGATCTTCCGGTCAGCCCTCGGGACAATCACTTGGTGCATGGTCAGACGGTGCAGCAACTGTTGACGGAGTACGCAGCTCCGGTGCTGAGTCAGCCCAATCCTCCTTCGCAGATTCTTAAAGCTGCCGAATTGAACCTCAACCATTTGCTGGCCCATCTTAAAATGGGCGAGTCGATGGGCCTGAATAAGAACCCCCAATTCAAGGAACTCGAAAAGTTTGCAGAAGGGTTTAAGAAGCAGTTGAGCCAAGTCGTGCAGATCAATGCCCAGATGCAAGCATCGCAGTCGGCAGTGATGGATGCCGTTCGCCGGGAGGGTTTGCCCCCCGACCAAGCGTCAGCAGCAGAGGCCGCGCCCGATCAATCTCTGGAGGCCGCGTTAGCGGTTCCATCCATCCCGACAGCACCACCACAAGGCGAAGCGCCCGCACTCGCTAATGTACCTTCGTAAAGAACATCAGGAATCCCTAGCCAATCTCCTCAATTCATCGCTCTGGGCAGACATCAAACGGTGTCTGCAACAGCGTCGACCCGAGTCTCCGGTATCCGGTGATCTGGTACACGTCGCAGCAGCGAAGGGGTTTGAGAGAAAAGGATATGAACAGGCAATCTCGGATATCGAGATCTTGCCGTTTGATCAGCCCGTAACTCGGGCCGACCCATTTGATCGCCCGTCCGTAAACGCAACTGAAGATTAACATGCCCGACCTTACGTCACCCATCCCGTTTGATCTCACCGGTCTTGAAGATATTGTTCGCAAGGCCAGTCCAGAACTTGCAAAGCAAGTAGCTGATGATGCCGGTTCAGCTCCCGAACCCATTCAGCAACCCGGAGAAGTAATTCCCGATTCGGCACCGGTTACTGAACCGGTGGTTGAAGCAGATCCCGAACCCGCTTCCGAACTTGATCCCGAGCCCGATCCAGAAGCCGACAAGTCTGGTGCCGAGGAGACGTCAATTAGCGATGAACTGGAGGAATTGAATCGCCAGTCTGCCGCCGTCAAGACCAAGTCCGCCGCAGTTCCAGAAACCAAGCCCGAAGAAGCCGCTAAACCTGTTCCGACTTCTCCGCGTGATTCAGACTTGGGTCTGGATACTCGCCAAGCGTCGGCGATGCACCCCAAGACGAAAAAGATCATCGAAGAGCGTAATCAGAAAATTATCGCCGAGCGCAACAAGGCCGAGTCTTTGGCCAAGGAGAAGGAGGCTTTGGCGACCCAGCTTAATGAGGCGAGGGAGGCGTTAAAGAAGGGCGTGATACCCAAAGAGGTGGAAGAAGAGTTGGCCAAACTCCGCGAAACCGTTCGGGAGGTGGACATTCAGCGCGACCCAACGATCCAGACCAAATACGACGCTCCAATTGCCAAAAACCAAGGGCAGATCCTCAAGGTGCTGCAAAGTTTTGGCGTGGGCAAGACGGTGGAGGGAAAAGACGATCCCGAAGCGGTCGCCAAACTCACCAAAGACGGTCTGAACTTCAAAACAGTAACTCCCTACATCAAGAAATTGTCGGACGAGGGGTTTGAAGAGGAGGCCGAGCAGCTCCGCGAACTTTTGCGGGATAATATCCGTATCAAAACAGCGAAGGAATCGGAAATTTCAGAGTGGAAAACGAATTTTACCTCTAAAAAAGAGCAATCCGCCGTTGAGCAGCGTCAATTTCAAGAGCGGAACATCTCGGACGTACGCGAACATTCCCAACGTATCCTAAATTCGGATATTGCTACGTTGTCGAAAGACTTCCCTATGTTGCAACGTCCGGCTGATCCGCTTCCGACCGACTCGTCGGCAGTGATTAAAGCCAAGCAAGACTCGCTCGCTGCTTACGACGCGATGGCCAAGCAAGTGAGCGAGGCGATTTCCCAACTGGACTCATCTAAAGTGACCCCTGACAAGGTTGCAGAGGTCAGTGGACGAGTCAGCGCGAATGCCGTGCAGAGCATTATCCTCAAACAACACGTTTTGCCCAAGCTGATGAAGGATTTGGCGGAGTTGCGTGCTCGAAACACTGAGCTGGAGTCCAAATTCGGGAGGATCAAGACAGCGGGAACCCTTTCCCGTGCTCATTCAGCAGCAGCGTCAGCTCCAGCAGGCGCTAAAGCTCCCCTACCTGAGAGCAATGAGGACGCAGCCAAGCAAATTGCCAGAGAGATGGGCCTGTCGGTTGATTAAACCGTGATTGACCTCGTCAATCTCCCTCAAACCTACATCAGCAAATATGGTCGGGACAAAGTGATCGAAGTTATCGGTCAGGGTCCGGCCATGGTGTCGATGTGGCTCTCGCGGAAGCGATTTCCGGTCGAAGCGATTCAAAAACTGATCGATTTCGACCCGTCGCCACTGCACGACATAAAACCGTTCTACACGAACCCAGAACCCGGCAAAAAACTCGTCATTCTGATGCCGCTGAACGGTCCACCCGAGCCAGAAGTGCTCGATGCGTTTGCGCGTCTATACGACCCGAAGGAAATGGATTTTCGCAGGGTTGCGTTCAATAATTTATCGGTAGCTCGCAACGCTTTGGCGGGCCAGTTCCTTCGTGGGCCGTGGGACACTGCAATTTGGTGGGACGGAGACACTATTCCTCCCTATGGCGATGCGGTTTCGTTTAAGCGGCTCTGCCAGACGCCCAACATGCCTGATGTCTTCGCAGGAGTCCACTCGATCTACCGCATGTTGGTTCACCAAAAGACGTTCGTGAGCGCCGTCTACGTCGGTCGGAGAAAAGGTGCTGCTCCGCAATTTGGCGGGGGAGAATCTGAGAGCACCAAGATGGTTATCAAACGCGGGCCACGTAATGAACTTCGCGATACGGACTGGTCGGGGTTTGGATTTGCCCTGACCCACCGACAAGTTTTTGAGGACATTATTAAAACGCAGGGCGAAGAAATTCGCGTAACCAACGAGGGTCTTCGGAGCCGGTTCGGCTACGACTACGCCTTTTTCACTCCGACAGGAGTCGATATCCCCGGCGACGACATTCCGTTCTGCATCCGTGCGGCCAAGGCAGGTCACAAGGTGCAGCTCGATATGTCCGTCTTCGCGGCCCATATCGGCAATCACGCATACACATATCAAGATCTGTAAATAACTATTCCCATGCCCGCCCCTACTAACGTCCAATCCTTTACGTCCGGTCCAACCATGATGATGATGAACGACGGGACATATGTCCCAGTGTCTCGGCCAAGTCGTGTGCAACACGGAAATCATCAAAAACTGCTCATCGTAATTCAATACTACGACGGGGATAAATCCGCTGCCGAGGATCTTGGTGCGCTCATCGCGGATCTGGAGCGAGTCCGAAATCACACGGCAGACATCATGATCTTCCGACGATTTGATGCCTCGGAATACAGCAGTGAAATTATCACCCGCTTGCGCGACAAATTTGATAAGGTCTTCATAGAAACCAGTCGCCGTAGAGATGCAAAAGGATACCCATTTGGACCCAACCAGATGTGGGCGGATATCGTAGGCATGGTGGGTCAGATGCCGCAGTGGAATGAGAACTATTTTGCGTTCCTACCTTTGGAGTCCGATTGCGCTCCAGTTCATCCAAACTGGGTCAATGAACTTTCCGAAGAGTTTAGGCTTTCCAAGGCTAGGAATTACTCGGCTATAGGTCACGTCCACGAGGCACCGGTGAAGCACATGAATGGGGTAGGGGTCTACGATACTCGACTATGGTCAATCGTGGGTGGGAATAAATTAAACGGCGCAAACCCTCAGGTGGCATACGACATTCACCATCGTGAGGACATCTTACCGTTGGCGTATGACACTCCGCTGATCATGATGCAATACCAGCGCCCTACGATTACTCCGTCGGACCTGTTCAAGCACTGGAAAAACGGAGTCGAGCCAGCATTGTTTCACGGGGTTAAAGATGGATCTGCACGGGCAGCAGTCCGAGCAAAGTACATCACGTTTTCAGACGAATTGGACGTGTCTAAACGCACGGTGTTTACGTATGAACACCAACGCCCCAACAATCCATCGGTCAGTGCTACCTACGAAATGTGGGCCGACGGGTGGAAGAGCCGGGGCTGGAATCCGGTGAAACTGGTGTTGAGGGACGCAGCTCGGGAAACTCGATACGCCGAAGTTATGAAAAACATCGAGCAGATGAAATTCTTTGGTTCTACCACCGATGAGGTGGCTCGGCTGATTCGTTGGGTAGCATTGGAGGCGGTTGGTGGGGGGCTCATGGTCGACCCCGACGTCCTTCCAACCAATTTCAATCCGGTAGACTTTAAGCGAACTCCCGCACTCTTGAGCAGCGAAACTAGCTCAGGTATTCTCGCAGCGTACTTCGATAAAAAGTCTTTGGGGGTGTTTCTCGACGCCATGAAGAAATATCCAGTTGACGACGAGATTCGTCTGACGGGTGCCGATCTTCTCATACTCAAAAAGAGTGGGGCACTCAAGAAGTCCACGGTCAAAGTTGCGATCAGTGGGTCCAACGAGTGGAGGTCGTCCCCCATGGTATCGTTCAACCAGTTTGAGATGCAGCGTTTGGGCATAGGCGGTATGGCTCCGCGAGCCATGGAGAAATTTCTGAGAGAAAGTTGAAATGAAAAAGGTTGACCACTCACCCCAACAGGTTATTGCGTAAGTCAACCGGAGGTTATTAGCGCGAAAGCGCCGGTCCCCCTGCGAGAGCAGGGACATCTGCCGGGGACGAACGGGTGTGTCGCAAGACCGAACCTGAGAGGGAACTACCCACCTTCGACTGAGTGTAACCCGTCTCCGTGACGGAAAGTTCAACCATAACTCTCTTTTAACATGTCTTGCACACCCATTCCAATTGATCTGGCTACGCAGCTTTTCTCCCGCGACCCCCAACGCCTCTACGGCCCAATCGCCAAGTCCCTGCTCACGCAGGTTCCATATATTTCGGTCCTCAAGTCGGGTGTTTTCCCGTCGGCAGTTGCGGCTACACTCTTGAGTGTTGCTCAGGGCCGTCCGTACTTGCAAAGCTCGCTCGCTAATCCGTCGTTCACATCGATGCTGAACCTCTGTGGTTCTTGCAACTTGAACGTCGATCAAAACGGTACGAATTAATACTCGTACGCGGCTGCGATCAATCAGGGTATGTCCGACAAGATCTGCTTGAACCAAGGGTTCAGCGCATTTCTTGGCTCCCTGACTGCCCAGCTTGAAGCCTACCAGACCGGTGTGACCGAGCTGATCAACGCTGACATCCGTTGGCAGCTCTTCCTCCGTTCCGGCGTCAAAATGTGCGTGCAGACCGGTATTGGCGTCACTAGCCAGATCACCGGTGGCGAGTACAACATCGATCAAGCGGTTCCGGGCGTTCAGTCTAACGCTGAATTGACTTTCGCTACTCTTCAAAGTGCGAACCGTTATATGCGCTCGGCTCTCCGCGCAAAGCCCTTTGGCTCTGGTGCCAATGCCCACGCTCGGTTCATCGGTTCCCCCGATATTCTCGATGCCCTCCGTAACGATCTCGGCGGTGCCGCTGGTCCCGGTGGTGCAAACATCGTTCCCCTCGGCCAAGTTGCGGCTGGTGGTAACAAGATGGCCCAAGACGCCATCACGGGCTACATGTTTGAGCCGCTCTACCGTGGCATTCAATTCGGAGAAGACCCGATCCCGCTCCGCCTTAATTGGAATGGTGCTGGCTACGATCCCGTTGACCCGAACTCAGCCTACACGGCCACCTCCGGTCAGTCGGTCTCCATCGTGTCGAACGCTTGGCTCAATGCGTCCCACGAGGTCGCGTTCCTCATGTACGATGGCTCGTTCGAGCGTCAAGTTCCCGCTCCGTTCACGGGCGAGGGCAAGATCAAGTTCCAACGTCAGCTCTTCGGCGGTGAGATTCAGTTCATGAACCATCCCGACATGTCCACCAACATGTTTGGTGACTATGGCGTGATGGCTTACCGCATTGGTCGCGCTCTGCGCCCAATGTACCCATGGTTCGTGCTTCCGATCATCTATAAACGGTGCATCGATTCGGGTAATCTGACGACTTGCACTGGCGTCAGCGGTTAATCAGTCATTGAGAGACCAGCCACCTCGGGGAGATCCCCCGAGGTGGCTATTTCCACATAACTAGAGGAAACCAATACCATGTCCTGCGCTGGTCAGACCCAATGTTTGCCTCCGAAGGCCACGCTATTGTTTTTCAACGGTATCAGCGGACCCATCGGCCCAACCGGTCCATACGGCCCGACTGGTCCTCAAGGTACTCCGGGCGGCGCTACGGGAGCTACGGGTGCCGCTGGCAGTACGGGTCCGACTGGACTCGCTGGAGCTATTGGAGTCAGCGGATTGGCGGGTCAGTCTGGACCGCTCTGCGTATTTCGTGGGGCGTACAATATCGTCCAAAGGTACTATTACAATGCGTCTCGACGGGACGTGGTACTTTACAACAACACGTTTTGGCTAGCGAACAACCCGTCCAAAGACGCTCAAGTGAATTGGGGTACCCCCGGAACTAGCCCCGATTGGGTCACGTTCGGCAGCGTGTTCTCCATGATCGCGACGGGCCTGTTACTGACCGAGAACGCCATAATTACGGTTAGCCTTACACTTGGTCAGACTGGATCGAACGTCGGGTTCATTCAATCGGCCAACTACGTTTCGGGGGTAAGTGGATTCTTGATACGAGCCGATGGGTTTGCAGAATTTAACGACGTTCTAGTGAGAGGTAAAATCTCCACGACATCAGAGAAGTTTAACCCCCAAGATACGGTACGTACCATGCCTCCGGTGGGGTATTCGTCGCAAGGGTTTGCTCAGATAGATAACGTGGATATCCCTGAGAATCCCAATCAGTACTACAGTGGGGACAACGCTCCCTACCTGACATCGCTGATAATGTACGGCTGGATGAGTGGACCAGCGTCGTTTCAAACCAACCGTTTTGGCATTTCCCAGCAGCCGTTCTCGGTCAGCATCCAAGGCACGACGGAGAATACATCACCTTCCGGACAGTTCCTGTACACCGATCTAGTTTATCGCTTACGAAATAACGGTGGTTCGTGGGGAAGTTGGGTTCCCATTGGGTTCACCACTCGGTCGTTGCCGGGCGTGGAAGTCACCTTCCAAAACATCGCGTTTGTTGTTGTCACACTAACGGGCACACAAGATATCCAGTTCGGAGCCGGATGGTCAAAGGGTGTCGGCGGAGTTACGATCGTGCAGGGTGCTCTTCTGTCCGTGCAAGCATTCAACTAACATGTCCAATTCTTGCTGCCAACCGGTCACGTTTTGTTCCCCTCCGAACTTCCATACCGACTTTCCACAACTGGTTGGACCGACAGGAGCCACAGGAGTCGCCGGACCTACGGGAGCCACCGGACCGAGCGGCCCGACTGGGCCTCAGGGTACTCCGGGTGGGGCGACCGGCCCTACCGGCGTTTCCGGCCCCACTGGAGCCACCGGAACGACACCCCCGTGGGATTTCAGTTTCTATTTCACTGGAAGTGCCACGCTGAACCAAGTTTTTGGATACTTTGAACCTCAGGTCACTGCTCGAATTATCGGCATTGCTATTGCGGCCCAGACCCCGCCGTCCGGCTCCAGTTTAACTATCGATCTGGTGAGTTCAACGGGGGTTGAACTGGGCCGAATTGCCACTCTTGCTTCAGGCCAAACTACGCAAAAAACCACCGTCACTCCGTTGGTGGTTGTTGCGAATGACTTTATCCGAGCCAAGATCAAGTCCGTGGGGAGTACTGCTCCGGGCGGCTACCTTGCGGTGACGCTGTACTTTGACGCGTCGGGATCTCCCGGTGCCACCGGTGCCACGGGGTCTGCCGGTGCCACGGGTGCGACTGGCGTTGGAGTAACCGGTCCGAGCGGTCCGAGCGGCCCCACGGGACCGCAAGGCAATCCCGGTGGGGCCACTGGAGCCACGGGACCGCAAGGCAATCCCGGTGGGGCCACTGGAGCCACTGGAGCCACGGGCGCAGGAGCTACGGGGGCTACTGGGGTCACTGGGCCGACCGGAGTCACTGGACCGACAGGCGTTACTGGACCGACAGGCGTTACTGGACCGACAGGCGTTACCGGAGCGACAGGCGCGGGAGCCACTGGGGCTACCGGACCCGCTGGGTCAGCCCCAAACATTCAAATTTTCCTGTCTGGCACCCACACTTGGACAAAACCAGTGGGAGCCAAACTAGTCTTCATTTACCTCGTCGGGGGTGGTGGCGGTGGATCTTCGGGGGAGTGTAGGGCTTATCTGGATACGACTAACGGGGGTTGCGGAGGAGCGGGCGCTAATGCGTATATCTCGTCTCTTCCGGCATCCATCATGGGAGCCACTGAAACCGTCATTGTAGGCTCTGGGGGTCTCGGAGGAGCCGCCGTCACGTTGAATGACAGCCCGGGTAACAACGGTGTAGATGGCGGCACAACCCAATTCGGGGGTTGGGCGTTTGCCGCAGGTGGAAAAGCTGGAGACTTCGCCGGTGGGGTAGCATTGACTGGGTCGTGGAAGGGTGGGGATGGTATCAGTTCCGCAGGGACGCCCAACGCGACCAATAATTCGTTTTCATTCGCTGCCGGTGGAGGCGGCGGCGGCGGAACACTCCAATCGGGAGGATCTCAAATTGCGGACACCGTCGGAGGATCGGCTGCGGTAAATAACCGGATCACCCTCTTGGGAGGTGCGGCTGGGGGCTATGGCACCGTCGGTGCGGCGGGATCTCCGGGTGACTCGGCAGTGGTCAATGAGCCGCAGGGCGGCGGTGGCGGTGGCGGTGGCGGTGCCGGTGATGTTGGTGGGGGCAATGGCGGCACCGGCGGGGGATATGGTGGTGGTGGAGGTGGCGGTGGCGCTACCTACGACGGCTACTCATCCGGAGCGGGTGGGGATGGTGGCGACGGAATTGCAGTCATAATCACCTATTTCTAATGCCCGACAATATCTATCCTAACGATCCGAACGGCTCCAACTGGGTTAAACTCGGCCAATGGCTGGAAGTTTGGTACGCCATGTACGGCCAACCTGTTCCCACAGGAGATCCGCTGCTCTCCCCTATTCGTGACAACGATACCGAAGGAACAAAGTTTGCCAAATGGCAGCGTTGGCTTAAAGCCATCCACCAAGTTTCTTAACCAAATAATCCCATGCCTTCCGATCCCCTCTTACGTGACCTGACTGTTTTCGACTCCGAAGGCACTCGCTGGGCGGTAATCCAGCGTTGGTTGACACAGATCGTCAGCACCGGTGGCGGCACCGGCAAAGACTTCGCGACGATGTTTTTCGTCGGGTCGGCCATCCTTAACAACACGTTCGGGTACTTCAAGGCTGTCAACACCACCAACTGGACTCGCGCACAGTTGTCGTGTCAGACCCCTCCGACCGGCTCCGCGATCATCATCACGTTTGTCAATGGGTCGGGCACAAGCCTCGGGGTTACGGCTACGATTGCTGCTGGAGCATCGTACCAAGAAACGGTTTTTGGGTCTCCGTTGTCTCTGGCGATTGGCACCGAAGTACGGGCCAAGATCACGCAGATCGGCTCCACGACTCCGGGCGGGTATATCACGGTGAGCCTGCTGTAAAATGACCCATGCCCAACCCGATTCAATTTACCATCCCACCCGTAACCGGCGAGGCTACGACCAGTGGTGCAACTGGTGCAACTGGTGCAGCCGGGCCTCAAGGTACTCCGGGTCGTAACGGTTCAAACGGTGGCCCGGGCGTCCCGGGACTGACTGGACCCATCGGACCCACGGGCGTAGGCGTTACCGGAGCAACTGGCGTGTCCGGTCCTGCGGGCTCACCGGGAGGGGCTACCGGCCCCACGGGAGTCACCGGAGTCACCGGAGTCACCGGAGTCACCGGACCCACGGGTGCAGGTGTCACCGGTGCTACCGGACCGACGGGAGTCACCGGAGTCACCGGACCCACGGGTGCAGGTGTCACCGGTGCTACCGGACCGACGGGAGTCACCGGAGTCACCGGAGTCACCGGACCCACGGGTGCAGGCGTCACCGGTGCTACCGGACCGACGGGAGTCACCGGACCAACGGGACCAACGGGTGCAGGTGTCACCGGTGCTACCGGACCGACGGGAGTCACCGGACCAACGGGACCAACGGGTGCAGGTGTCACCGGTGCTACCGGTGCTACCGGACCGACGGGAGTCACCGGCCCCACGGGACCAACCGGCCCCACGGGGGTCACCGGACCAACGGGACCAACCGGCCCCACGGGAGTCACCGGAGCCACAGGCGTCACCGGAGTCACTGGAGTCACCGGAGTCACTGGAGTCACTGGAGTAACCGGAGTCACCGGAGTCACCGGCCCCGCTGGCACCACCTTCACCGCCAAGACAACTCTTGGGCCTGCTCGTCGCCGCTATCCCGACGCAACTGCTGGCCCAACTACCGAAAACGTATTTTATCAGGACGTTTTTAACGTCAAGGATTACGGTGCGATGGGGGATGGAAACACTTCGGACGATGCTGCCGTGGCTGCGGCTCTTGCTGCTGCCGTTGCCGCCTCGGCCTACGGTGGCACGCTTTATTTCCCCGCTGGTCGATATCGGATTACGTCACTAAAATCGGCCAGTTTCGGATCATCTGGCGCAAATAATACCTGCCTCACAATTAGGGGTGAGGGCGCAGACACTAGGATTATACAGACTACCTCCAACACGGGGGTGTTCGATCTCCTGATGAATCACCGTGAAGCGCGGGTCGTTTTGCGGGATTTCTGGGTTCAAAATGGGTCACCTACTTCCTACTCTAGTCAGCCTGCTATCAAGGTGGCTTGTTCCGTAGATGCTTCGGTTGATTACACTTTCAACTTGCTGGTAGATAACGTGTCTATCGCTCCAACTAACGAAACAGACACCGCCAACGTACAGTATGGAGGTTTTCGCACGTTCAATATCGGACTAGACCTGTACAATATCAAAGGGAGTCGAGTAAGCAGTTTCATGTACTCCGGAGATAATAATGGTAAAGGCACGGGCATTGTTTGTCAGAAGTATGGCACTAGCGGATCGCTACCGGGTACTAAATCTAATGGGTTTCTAATTACTCAATCAGCATTTTTTGGCGCAGTAAAAGGGGTCTGGTATAAGGATTCTAGCGAGGGAATGCAGATGAACCAATGCACTATGGTGGCCGTTGCATGTGGCGTTTGCATTGACTATGCAGTACATGTGTCAGTAGTGAACTGTCACATCAACGCTAACGGCGTATCTCCCGGAGGATCGCCTCCACCTCCACTCGGGTGTGTTGTCGGAACCGGAGATGGGGTTGCTGATCGAGTAGACCAGCTTGTGGTTACCAGCAACCTGTTATACACCGAACGCACTGGGAACATTTACGGGGTAAGCGGCAACTTCTGGCACAGCGTACTTTCAAATAATAGCTTCAATGGGGCAAATCTTTCTAGTTACCCCATGATCCATGTAGGCCCAACGTCCAAAAAATGCGCCATTGTCGGTAACGTATTTTTTGACGTTGTAGGAACTGCGATTCTCCTCGATGCGGGGTCGGCGGGGTGTCTTGGAAGCCAGAATGTGTTCAGTGGTGTAGGCACCGACATCACGGACAATGGCGCTAATACCGTTACATAATTTACTCCTAACCACCTACCAACATGAGCTGCGGATGCGGAAACAATAACTGTAACGGGAACTGCGGAGGCGATTGCAATCAGGCTGGTGACATGTGCGCTCCTCCAGTGCCGATCGTCACCATCGTGGCTGGACCGGTTGGACCTACCGGAGCCACCGGCCCATCGGGTGTGGCGGGGTATGGCGTGACTGGCCCGACTGGCCCCACGGGTCTTCAGGGCATCCCCGGTCCCATCGGCGCGAACGGCACTACCGGCGCAAGCGGTGCTACCGGTGCCAGCGGAGCTCCAGTTGCGCTGTTCACGGGAGTGATCTGGAACCCCAGCGTCCCCACCGACGGCATCGAGGCATTGCAGGGGTCTCGGGTGCTCGATTTCGGCACGGTCAACTTCAACAGCGGTGACTACCTCTTCAGTCTGAAGATGCAGATCGGCTGGAACGCTGGTGCCGTTGGACCCAACAACCTCAACGGCTCGGTCGACTTCATCGACGGCACCGTGACCCGCAACGTCTTCAAGTGGGGCCGATCCAAGTCCGAAGCATCTGGATATCAGTATGGTGTCGCCGAAGCCTACGACTTCTGGTTCATTGCCACCGTCACGAACGGTCAGAATGTCCGGCTGGTCGCTTCCGATCAGTTTTACCTGCTCGGAGCGCAACTCGTGGCGTTCCCACTTCCTACCAACACCATCACGTCCCCCGGATTCATTTAATCATGCACGACCAATTCCCCATCTCCATCGACCTTGCCATCCATCCCGAAGAAATGATGGGCGTGATGTCCATGCCCGCGTCTCCTTCCAAGGGTAAAAAGTCCAAACCGATTTACCCTTCGCTCTACATTTCTGGAGCCAAGAATCTTGAGGCTCTGCCCCGCGAGGGCTACGCGTTGATCCACTTCAAGCGCCGTAGCGTGACGCTGGGTGACCGCGACGGCGAAAGCTGCTGCTCGGCTGATCTGGAAGTTCACGAGATCAGTCTTGCCGAGGCAGGCTCCGACGAGGACAGCGGCGACATGGCCGACGCGTTCAGAGCTCTCGCCAAAGACCGTGGCTATGATACCGGCTCCCAAACCGATGACGATGACGATGAATCCGAAGAAGGGGAGTCTCTCGCGGACGATATCGACGAAACCGAGGAGAAATAATTTATGCAGGTAACTCTTGGCCGAATCATCAACGCGTCGAAGTCTAACGACATTCTCGGCATCTCCGACCGCGCCAAGATCATCGACTACATCCAGCGTGCGATTGAGATTGCGGCGTATCGCGCCAATTGGGACCCCTACGTCGGCACCCTTGACGTGTGCTCCAACAACAGCGGATGCATTACGCTGCCCGATTTCGTCGAGACGGTTTTAGCCGCCAATGTCGGTGGGTCTCCCGCATTGGGCCGGTCCAGTTGGTTTGAATACCACATCAATGGCCTCGGATCTAAGGCCAATTGTGGTGCTGCTTGTGGCGTCTACTGGGATGACAAGATGTGGAGCCCAACATTTCAAGATCTTCATGGTTGGAGCTTGGTCTCGGCTATTTGTGAAGACCCCATCGACGGCAATGGATCGCTGGAATTGATCGTGCAAGGCGAGACGATGGACGCAAACTACAACCAGAAGATGGCACTGACCATTCCGGTGACCGGCCCGTCGTCGCCCGGTGTGCGCGTCCCTATCCTCACGGGTTACGCCGCTACCGACCCCAGCGTGACGTACTTCAAAAAGATCACTCAAGTCACGAAGCCAGTCAC